CAGCAGCCAGTGCCACAGCGTTCTCTGGTGGCGGACAGTCGAGTGCTGTGGCACTGGCTGCTGGACTCGTTCGCGTCTCTGTGGTCGCCGCTCAAGGTGACTCAGTCAGACTGCCGCCCGCTCAGGCTGGTGCATTCATCATGCTCAGCAATGATGGCGCGAATGCCATGCAGGTCTTCGGCAACGGCACGGACACGATCAACTCGATCGCTACGGCGACCGGCATCTCTCAAGGTGCTCAGACCCGCTGCCTGTACTTGTGTACGGTGGCCGGTAACTGGAGTGTCGCTGTTCCCTCGCTGTGGTCCTCGGTGCCTGCACCGATTGCTGCTTCGGGTGCTATCCCGCCCCACGTTGGACATACCTACGCCATTACGAAAGCTGGCGTGGCTGCTCTGACGCTGGCTGCTCCGACGGCCGGTACGGACGATGGTCTGGAAATCACGATCTTCTCCGACACGGCGAATGCTCACACTCTGACGGCAACCGCCTTGCTGGACACTGGTACTGCCTCGGTCAACTTGGCAACCTTTGCCGCACAGAAGGGCGCCGGTCTGACATTGGAAGCGTACAACGGCCGGTGGAAAGTACTCTGCTCGGTTGGGATCACGTTCTCCTAAACTGAAGGGAACCGATGAGACACAACTATGGCGCAATGACGGTTCTCCCGGCCACGGGAATCACGGTAGCACAAGCTGCTACCGTCCTGGGCACGTCGCTATCCGTCGCTGGTGTTCGGTCGGTCACTATTGAAGCGCAGTTCACGTATGGATCGGGCGGTACAAAAACTACCGCCTACGTCCAGACGTCGCTTGACGGTGGAGTGACCTGGGTCGACATCGCTTGCTTCACGTTCCTGACGGCAAGCCTCAATAAGGTGATGACGGTGAATGCAGCGACATCCATTGTCGCGTCGTACACGGCAACCGATGGATCACTTGCGGATGATACCGCGAAGGATGGAATCCTCGGTGACCGCTTCCGCGTGAAGCTGACGACCACAGGAACATACGCGGGTGGGACGACACTCGCGATCTTTGCTCACCTGAGAAATTAGGTTTCGACCATAGGGAATTTCGCTACCTGCCGTGGTCGAGGGAGGGGTCAGCTCCAGAAGAGCTGGCCCTTTTCTATTGCTGCCCCCGCAGCAGGTCTAAATAAACGATGGCAAACACATGGTCCTACGACAATACCCTTCCGTCCAATAAGGACAAGGCGCGCTTCATCCTCGGGGATACCGACACCCAGAATCAGCTCATCTACGATGAGGAGATCAACGCTGCGCTCGCCCTCAAGGGACAACTTCGCACAGCTTGCATCATGCTGTGTGAATCTCTCGCAGCCAGATTCATAAAATTCACGCAAACCCGCGGCGGTGAAACAACTGCCGACCGCACGGCAGTCAGTGACAAGTACGAGAAGCTCGCGAAGCGGTTGCGGAAGGTCGGACAGAAAGGCTTCGCTGTACTGACGCAGTCCCAGAAGGACGTCTACGAATCCGACAGCGACCTCCTGCAGACCTCGGTCAAACGTGGGAGTATGGACAACCCGGTGACCGACGGTAATGGCACAGACAACAATGGGGGAGTGCTTCAATAATGGACCCACGAGCAATGTTGGTCGCAGTCGTGGTCGGACTCGTTATCGTCGGCACGCATGCTGCATACGAGGGAGCAAAGAAGGTTGAGCACAAGATCGTCTGTGTGTTCAAACATTGCCCTAAGCCGCCAGTGGTGACGAAGTAATGGCTGGGCTGATCCAACCGATCGTCTCGAACCTGATCCCACCGCAATCGCGCTTTCGCACGGTGCTCACCACGCTGGGTGCCCAGATCAGCTCCAAGGTTGAGGCTGTCCGCTATGCGGTGCTCCCACCCGAGGTACAGGAGACTGGCAACAAGGTTGCGTACATCGAGATGGACCCGAGTGATCTGACGATCGAATCGATCATGTCCAGTCAGCGATCCATGACGCCGATGAAGATCATGCTTGGGGGATTCATCAGAACTGGTGATCCGCTGATCGGCGTTGACTTTATCGACGAGCTGCTCTCGGCCTTGCTCACTTCGACGGCAGTCCAGAACTGCAACAACGCGTTCGGTACGAACGATGGGTTCTCGATCGAGAAGATCACCGGCATCACGTGGGCATACGGTGAGGACGTCGGCACACAGGTGCGGATGACGATCGAGATCTCAGAGTTCCACGACTATTAGAGATGGCAACAACGTTCGGGCAGATCTTCTACGACTGGACTCGTTCAGTCACACAGCGTGTTCAATCGACGACCAGGAGAAACCTGAGTGGTGGCGGACGTGGTGCGCTCAAGACGCAGACCGGCCGCACACGCAACTCGATACAGTACTCGGCCAGTGGTTCACCCGACGAAGCAAACGGGGATGTGTTCTCGAACTACCCGGTGGCATACATCTGGGAAGTGACGGGCGTCCAGGGACCACTCAGCCCGACCAACGGTGCGAAAGCCATGGTGATGCCGATTCGAGTCGGTGGCATCCTGGTCCCCGCGAAGCTGCGGAATGCCCTGAGCACTCTGAAGGGCAAGGTGAGGACGTACACGGCGATCTTTCGTGCGCGCACTTACACGATCACCCGGTACAAACGGCCGACGAAGTTCATGACTAACGCGTTGATGGAAGAGCTGGATGGGTATAAGGGGCAGGTGGCGCTCAACCGGCTGGGCGCCGAGGTCGGAGCGAAAGTGGCTGATGACATTGCCAACGGTATTTCAGTATCCCTGCCCAACGTCAACGTTTCGATGCGGCCATAGTTCCCCCGAAGGGAATAAAACCGTGACGCCCCATGGGTGTCAAATAAGGCAGGAGTATTTCGTAAATGGTGAAGCTGCAGGCGTCCGCCGATTGCCCTTATAACGTGATCTCGATCGGCCATTTCCCGGCAATCCATGTCAAGCCAGGAGCAGAAGTCGAAGTGCCTGATGAGCTTGTGAACACGTTGCTGGCGACTGAAAAGTTCACTCGGATCGATGATCCGGTAGCCGACTAAAGAAAGAAGTAAGGACAAGAAGCAATGGCGAATCTCAGACCGCAGTCTACAAAAGCAGTTCTCAGCTACAACAAGGAGTCGACATACGGCACTGCCGTTATCGATGCGAACATCACCAAGATGTACGATCTGATCGATCCAGGTTTGGCTGAGATGACGTCGGAGCAGCTCGATGACTCAGTCCTCATCAAGGGACACGAGTTCGCCAGCGATCCGAATTACAACATCACGCTCAGTCGTGATGCGACCATCCCCCTGAAGTTCCCTTGCAATGCGGAGATCTGCGGCTGGCTCTTCGCCTTTGGGCTTGGCACTTATGGTGTCTCGGGCGCCGGTCCCTATATCCACACCATCACGCCACAGGACGGCACGACCAGTGATCAGCTCCCCTCCACATCCATTGTGCAGCTCATTCAGGGCGACACGGCAACGTACCAGAAACTCAAGGGCGTTTGCGTTGAGGAAATCAAACTTGCGGTGCAGAATCGCGGACGTGTCGACGTGACTGGGACGCTGTTCAGCGATGGCTCACTAACGGCGAGTGCTGGCTTTGCCATCCCCGGTTCGAAGGAAACCGTCACACCGATTCACGGCACGGGCGCCACGTTCGCTACGGCAGATGCTCCGTCGGCTGTGGTCGACAAGTCTTCGGCACTTCGTGGCTGGGACTTCACCTGGAAGAACAACCTGGATCGAGCGGATGCTCGGGGAATGATCTCCACTGGTCTGTACCTCCCGTCACTCCGATTCGGTAGCCGCTCTTGCTCGCTCACGGTGAAGATCCAGGGCAACAAAGGCGACCAGTACTGGACTGACTGGTTTGCGAACACAACCAAGAACGTCGAGATCACGTTGGTGCAGGGCGCGGACATCATCAAGATCGCGATGCCTCGCTGCATCATCACGAACATCAAGGACACGTTCGACGGTATCCGCAACGTGAACGAGATCACGTACCGCGTCTTGACGACCACGACCTCGTCCAAGTTCCCGTGTACGGTCACGATCACCAACACGATCGCGGCTTACTTACTGTAATCTCTTGATAGGGTGCCACCGAGGGGCTGTTCTCTTCACGGAGAATGGCCCCTTTCGTGCATTACTGACAGCGTAAGGATAACCCGGCTGAGCCGGATCAATAACCAAGGAAGGCAAGAAAATAAAATGGGTTTCTCCAAAGCAACAGTTCTCCAGGCCATCGAAATCGGTCTGACGTTCCGCCAGCAGGATGATACAGAAGCCACCGTCGTCCACACGTTCCGGCGCCCGACGATGAAAGAGCGCGAGAAGTATCGCAAGCTCTCCACCCGGTTTGAGAAAGGTCAACTGAAACCGGACTTCACCACAGCCAACGCATACATCTGGAATGCCTGCATTCAGTCGGTCTCGGGCTATGATGACTTGCCGGAAGGCGACTTCCGATCATACTTCGAGGACGATCTCGGTGCGGAACATCGGGATGCTGCGGCGCGCCATCTGCTCGACTACATCACGGAGACAGAGGCTGATCTCGGAAAAAAGTCCGAGGGGTAATTCGCGCCATTGTCCACCGATCGTCTGATCCGAATTACCTCGTCACGAACTACACAGGCGACGTCCAGTACGCGGATGATCCAGACCCATCGGCTCTGTCGACGCGTGTTGCCGTCGCATGTGATGAGGTCGAGGCTCAGGAAGATTACGACGAGCTGGTGGAAGCGTTCGGTGAGGACGCAGCCAGCCTCGCTACGATGTACCTTCGTCGGCATCGACTATTCAAGATGCAGCGATCCATGCTTGAGATCGATGCCGACGACGTTTACGTCTTCTTGCTCATCGAAGAGGAAATGAGTCGATTCCAGGCTCAGCGTCAGCTGGATCTGCAGCGGGACAACGAGCGTCTGCGATCCTCACACCCAACCCACTAGCCTTCGGCTGGTTCGTTCCTGATTCCCCGCCCTCCAGGCGGTCCAATAAGACAGGGAGTTTCTGTCCAACATGGCCGTTGTCACACAACAGGTAGTGGTCCGGGTCACCGTCAACGGTGCCGCCCAAGTCAATACCCAGCTCCAACAGGTTGGGCAGGCCGGACAGAGTGCCTTCGGCGGCATGAACTCAGCGATCGCCACAGCCGGTAAAGCACTCATCTCGATGGCCGCGATCCTCGTGGCGTACAACCTCCTGATCAAGATCCCCCAGGAGATCGCGAACGGTTTCTACGAGGTTGCGAAAGCGGCGATCGCCGCGGCCGACGAAGCTGAGCGCGCCGTTTACTCGACGGCTGGCCTTCTGGCATCCTTCGCATCCTTTGGCCCAACGCTCGGTGAGTCCTTCGAGAATGCCGTCATCATGTCGGAGCAGCTCGAAATCAAGTTTGCAGCCCTTGCCGCAAAATCCGTCGTCTCCGCGTCGACCATCCGGCTGGCCTTCCAGACCCTTGTCGGCCATGGTGGCCTGGAGCTGACGAAGGATTTCGACGATGCGGCGACTGCTGCTGCGAAGATGACGAACATCATCGTGGCACTCACGGGCGGTATGCAAACCGAACGTCGAGTCGTATCGGAGATCGGCAACACCCTGGAGGGCAATGCCTCGACATACAACGTCATCGGGCGCCTGATCAAAGCTCAGGTCGGTGACCTCAAGGCGTGGCTTGAGAGCGTCAAGCAAAACCATAATCTGACTGCTGAACTCGCCCGACTGTTCCCAGGAATGGATGCGGCAGCTCAGCGGTTGGGCAACACGATGCAGGGCATGGTCGAGTCCATCAAAGGTAGCTTGGAGCAACTCGATCGCATCACGATGCACGCTGGTGGCGGATTCGCGGTCATTGTGAACTACCTGCGCGAATGGCGCGATCTGATCGGTGATGCGGTCCAGGACATCGGCACGTTCAACGGACATATCGACCAGCTCCGACCAGGAACACAGGAAATTCTCTTGGTGTTCATCCGGCTGGGTGAATCGATCGGACAGATCCTTCAGGGTACAGAGCAACTGATTGCGAACTTGTTCGGCACGCACGACAAGCTGATGCAGATCGATGCGATCTCTTATGACATTCTCCAGATTGCGGTCTTCATCCGCACGGTCCTGGAAAGCCTGAACAGTAATGTATTGGTAAAGAGTCTGGCTGTGTTCACCGGCATCTGGGTTGTGGTGAAGAGCATCATGATGCTCCTGGCTGGTGAAGAGCTGGTCGTTGGGTTCGCTGCCATTGGCGCCGCGATCGCTCCGTGGCTTCCGATCCTGGCCGGTGTTGCCGCTGTCCTCGGGCTGATCGCTTACAACATCGTGCCAGCATTCAAAGAGAACATGGCCGATGCGACAGCGGACATGGAGAAGATGCAGGCGAACCTCGCGAAGCATCTCGCAGACATCTCGAAGGCTGTTACCGGCGACCTGTTCAAGACCAACGGCAACCAGATGACCGACAAAATGGCGAAGACCTTCGATGAGCTGAAGGATCGCGTCGAGGCTACGTCACACGGTGCGAACGAGTTCTACCAGATCATCATCAAGCTCAGGGAGGAGTTCGACAAACTTCGACACGACAAAGATTTCGAGCACAACAACGCTGCGCTGCAGCAGGCAGCAGGCTACCTGGATGAGATCGGGCAGAACGAAGTTCGTAACCTCCTTTACACCAAGCTGCGTACAGCAGAGCTGGCATTGCAGCAGACCACACTCGGTGAGGTGGCAAAGATCGAGCAGGAGGAGATCGACCGGCAGACGTTCCTCAATGAGGCACTCGCTGGCAACCCGCCGTTCCTCGAACAGATGAAGAAGCTGAGCGAGCAGATCCTCGCCGTTCAGAAGGAGATGATTGCGTTTCAGGTGAAAGAGAAGTTCGACGAGCAGACAGCCAGCTTCAGACGTGAGATTAGTGCGGTGAAGAATGGTGGCGATGAGATGGAAGAGATCAATCAGAAAGCGATCCGCTCGACCATCCAGGCTGTGAAGGAGTTCAGGAACTATCCAGAGCTGTTGACAATAGTGCTGGGGTTGATAAAAGAGCTTGCAGACACAGAGCGCGAAGCACTTGACTTCAAGAACTTCACTCGTGGTATGGACGCTGCTGCTGCCGCAACGGACATGCTGCTTCAGAACATGCGTGAAGTGCAGAAGCTCAACCAGATCGGTACTGCAGGAGCACTCGAACAAGCCAATGAGATCGGAACACTGACAGCCGCACAGCTCAACATGCGGAAGGTCACCAACGACATCATGATCGGCACGGCCGAAGCGATGCGTCAGATGACCAAGAACCCCGAGGAGATCGCGCAGCTCACACAGAAGATCGATCAGCTCTCGAAGAAAAACAAAGAGCTGACCCTCTCGCTCCATGAGCAGGCCGACGCGTGGCGCCAGATTTATCAGCGTCAGGTCACGTTCGGTGATGTGCTGACTGACATCCTGATCCGTGTCGTGAAGTTCCACGAGAAGATCAAGGACGTCTTCAAGGACGAGCTGCCGAACATCCTGCGCGCCGCAGGTCAGGCTGTGCAGGCGTTCTTCACCTCCTGGGTCTCTGGTGCAGACTCTTCGGTGCCGCTGTGGAAGAAGGCACTCGCTGCGATCCTGAACGTCCTGGGCGAGATGGCAGCAGCCATGGCGTCCTTCGCACTGGCCGGTGGAGTGATTCCAATATTCAGTGCCCTCTTCGGCGGTCCCGGTGCGGCGATCGCACTATTCGCCGCGGCCGGTGTGATGTTCGGTCTTGCAGCAAAGCTGGGTGGGGGTGGTGGCAGCTCCAGTGGTGGATCGGACATCGGCTCTGGTTCGGCCACCGTCGTGATCAGCCCGCAGGATGGAATCAACACGCAGCTGCAGCACACGCTGAGCCAGCTCAATAACAACCTGAAGCGTATCTCGACAATGCCTGCCGGTGTGGTCGTGGCAGCTGGGGCGCCTGCGGCTGGCACAGCGATCGTCGTAGCGGCAGACAGAACGGTGCAGGGCAACGCGAAGCTGCGCTCGCAGTTCCAGACCACGATGGGGGTCAAACAATAAGATGGCCGTAACAGTGTTCCCGATCAAGCTGTGGTATCCACTGGATCACGAGGTTGTCTTCTCGAACGTGAGCAAACCTTTCGGGGATGGCTTTCGCCAGAGTGTCAACAAGAACCTCGCATGGGGACCACGTGCGGACGGTGAGGGGAATGTCATCACCTACAAAGGCATCAACAAGTTCACGCTGAACGCACGTAACCTCGCGCATGTCAACTCAGTCTCGCCAACAGCCAATGCAAACCTCCTTTGGAACTTCTACAAGGCGCGCCTCGGTGGATTCGACGCGTTCTATTTCTACAACCCTGCCGAAAATGACGTCATCGATCTGACCGGCACAGACCCAATCGGCCGCTACCTCTGCATCTTCTCCGAGGACACCCTCAAGCGGGAGATGTTCCGCCTGAAGCTCTTCAATGTGGGCATCTCCATTGAGGAAGTGCGCGCCTAAAGCTCAGATTCCGCGGGCGTCAGCCAGTCCAATTAAACGATGCCCAGAGGACTTTCGCCCACAATTGCAGCTGCTCTGAACTCTCCCCAAGTCGGTGGAGTGTTCTACCTCGTCAACATCACGCTTGCCAGCGGCATCCGCTATTACGCAGAGCGTGGCGGGATCACATTCGCTGGCAACCTCTATGAAGCTCGCGTGGGCTCGATCTCCAACCTCCCGAGTGGGATCGATGACTCGAACAACGTCACGCTCGTCCTGGCGAATGCCGATCAGGCTGTCACGGCGATCGACCAAGTCGAGTCCTTCCGCGGGGCGAAAATCGAGATCATCGAGTACATCGACTCGATCTCTGATGGCTACCTGAAGTGGCAGGGCTGGTCTGACGAGATCACATCGATCGATGCCCTGACTGCAACCCTGACCTGCTACGGGGGCACGCCAACGACTCGCGCCAACATGCCCAAACGTACCATCAGTCTCCAGTGCAACTGGGAGTTTGGTAAGTTCTCGTCCACGCAGACGATCACGGACTTTGATGGGTTCGAGTGCCCGTACCAGAAAACAACGAACATCGGATTCGTCACCACGATTGCTGGTGCTTCCTCGATCGATAACTTTTCCGATCCTGTCACGTTCGTCGTCGATCCGCTGCCCAACAGCCAGTTCTTCGTCCAGGGTGACGAGCTGCGTATTGGCACGGAGCGTCTCCTGGTCACGCTCGCCGCGGGCAACACGCTTACCGCTCTGCGCGCACAGAAGGGCACAACCATTGCGGCGCATGCTGCGGCTGATCAGGTCCGGTTTGCCAATTGCCAGTTTTCGAACTCGGCTTGCCAACGTCGTGGCATGTACGGGAACAACTCGGCAGACAAAACGGGGATCATCAACAACAATTACTTCGGTGGCTTCCCGCTCATCACCGGCTGGCAGTACCACCAAGTCTCGTTCTCCGATTACTTCATCCGCGGGCTGCGCCCATTCGCGGCTTTCTCTGGCAATGACAGTGCATATGCCAGCCCGATCCCGAAGGTTTACGGCCGAGTCAGGATGGCGAATCCGATCGTCCTGATTGCGAAGATCGATGACGTCGACTCAAATTACACGAGTGCGCTGTTCGCAGTTTGCGAAGGCCCACTGGCGACCAACCCGAATGACGAGACGCAGGTCACACCGATCAATGCCTACCTGCCCGACAGCGTGGCCGGTGCCTACCCCTATGGCATCTTCGTCAACGGCGCCCACCGGCATGATCCGCGGGCTAACTTTGGCATTCAGATTGGTCTGGGTGATCGCTTCCAGGAGCCCCCGATTGCAAACCTGTTCCCGAACGTAGCCGACTTCCAGGCGAGCCAGCTCAACTTTGCTGGCACAGCATGGCTGGCGGTTCGGATTCAGATGCAGAACAACCCGACGGTCGACATGAATGCGAACGTGTCGGGTCAGTTCGATGTCGCATACGGCCAGATCGTCGACGATTACGATCTCGATCCAGTGACTCCGACGCGCAAGGCGACCACGAAGCCTGCTTGGGTTCTCCTGGATCTGATGAAATCCAGGCGCAGTGGTGGTGGGCTCGATGTCGACCGGATCGACATCCCTTCGCTTCAGGATGTCCAGGCCCACAACGCAGAGCTGGTCACGGACACGCTCAATGGTGGGATGGTTCCGAGGTGGACGTTCAACGGCACGATCGATTCACAGAAGTCCTACAGCGATTGGATTCGTGCGGTCTGTCTCCAGATGTACTGCCTCCCGCCGTACTTGGGTGGTGACGGCAAGTACAAAACCAGGAGCCTGAAGGCTGAGCTGCTCACGGGTCTGACGGCATTCAGCTCTAACGACGCAATGCATCGGAACATCATCACGAAGGATGGTGTTTCCTCGTTGGTGAAGTCACGCCAGTCGATCCTCCAGATCCCGAATGAACTCAGGGTGAACTTCGTCCAGAAGAGCGACTTCACCAAGCTGCAGCTTGTCATTGCCGACAGGGATGCTCAGACGCAAGCCGGTGCGATCATCGGTGACAATACGACGTCCGTCATCTCGAAGACCGTCGACCTCCCCGGTGTCTCGACCATTGATGAAGCGGCGCGCATTGCCACACTGATCCTGCGTGCCGGTGAGTTCGCTCAGGGTGGTCTCGCCAACAACCTGCAGATCACGTTCGATACCTACTACATGGATTCGAACGACCTGGAGCTGGGAGACATCATCCCGGTCACCGATGACGTCCTGAGTCCAATCGACGAACTCTATTGGCGCGTGGTCAACATCGAGGATGTTGTCGAGACCGTCGAAGGTGGTGGCTTCCTCTATGGGCGCCGGATCACCGCCACGCTGCACGACAACGCGATCTATGATGACACAGCAAACACGGTTAGCGATTTTACCCGTCTCCTCCCGAATGGAGCTGCTGACGCCGAACCGCCAGCGGTAACGGGTTTCAGCGCAGCTGATGGTGGCATCTTCGATGCAAACAACAAACCCGCCACACTGGTCAACTTCAATTATAGTGAGCCCAATCCGAAGCTGAACTTCAACGGGGTGCAGATCTTCTCGACGATCGAGACGAGCCCCGGCTCAGGCATGCCGGATGATACGAAGTGGAGAGACACCGGGATCACGGTCTACAACCCTGGATCGGCATATGATTACCCGATCAGCGGTGTCGTTGAGTTCTTCGCCGCGGTCAGCCGCACACTGCTGGGCACCGTACCCAATGTGCTGACGCTGGACACCGATGGTGTCTCGTACAAGTACCCGCGCACACCAGTATTGATCGATGGCGTCACTGATGTGCTTCCGGCGCCCACTGGAGCTTCGATCACTTCACTCTCACATGGAGTGCAGCTGAGTTGGTTGCCATATACCGGAACGCAGCTCAAGCTCTACAAGACGTTCCACATCTACCGGAACTCTGTCAACAACTTCGCCACAGCAACGCTGTTGTGCCCGTTCGATGGCACGCTGTTCGTCGACTCGACCGTCTCCTCTGCAACAACATATTACTACTGGGTTGTCGGATACAGCATCCTCAATCAGGAGGGGACTCCGTCAGTCGCTCTCTCGACAACCGCTGCGCTGATCAGCCCGACAGATGCCGCTGTCCCGGATGCGCCAACCATTGCACTGATCAATGACGAACTGTTCTTCGACTCGAACCAGTACGGGTGGTTGATTGTCGTCAGCAAGCCTGGAGGAGCAGCCAACTGGAATCAGATCGATAAGACGATCGTCCAGGTCTCGACTGATGCTTCATTCGCTACGTTCTCAACTGGAAACTCGCTCGCTGGCACAGCAGCCGGTGGTGGTGTGTTCGCTGATGCTCCTCCTCGTGACGTGCCGTTCTCGACCAAGATTCCTGGTGTCTATTTCATCCGCGCCAAAGTCCACAATGGATTCGGAGACAGCCCGTGGTCCATAGTGTTGACACGCTCCACGAGATATGAGGACAACATTGCGGCTGACACCGACATCCCATCGGCGCCAGACAATCTGGTTGTCACCAAGAACAGCACCATCACCGCACTCGGTGGCAATGTCTTCAACGTCAGCTTCAAGATCCCAACCCTGAACACGCAGTCATACTACGGGTTCTCGATTTACATCCACAGCAGCTCGACGTTGCCGACGGCAACCACGCAATACAGCTCGTTCGCTCATGCTGGCGTAACCGGCTCGCTGTCCGCAGGCAGCAACGTCTTGACTTGTGCTGGTTCTCCAGGCTTTTCGCCAAACGTCTGGGCCGGTAAAGACCTTGTGGTCTTCGGTACGCACCGGGCTGCGCCTGGATCAACGACCTTCGATTATGAAGGCCAGATGTTCATTGTGAACGTCATCTCGAACACGTCGAACACGATCACCTTCACCATGCCCGACGGTCTCCGTGTCTACACCCTGAGTGGTCTTGGATTCTACATCGTCAACAACGGCGCCGGTCATCACTTCTTCGAGAAGCTGATGTTCACAACCCCACTGGAGTTGGACGAATCCAACCTGACTATTGGTCAGGATCTGACGAGCACCCGTACTGCTCTCTTCGACTCGGCGGCGCCCGACATTTACGTCTGGGTTTCTAACTACAACCTGCTGGGGCAGGGACGGGTTACCGCATCACCGACGCATTTGAATTTCGCTGGTCTCGGCGGCACAGCTGTCGCCCGAGTGCAGATGCTCGGGTCCACTGGACGGAACCCTGTGTTCGGCTCACCAGCAACCCCGCAGCAAGATACGATCGTTCCTGGGCGCACTGTGTTCGACCTGACTTCGACCGATGTCAGCGGTGGATCGATCGTGGCCCGTGGTGCGATTCAGAGTGCAACCGGGATTCTCAATGCGTCGATTGGCTCAATAGCCGCTATCGCGGGTAACTACGTTGCGATCACATCCGGTAGAACAGGCTCTGGTACATTCCTCCCGCTGATGTTCGAAGTCGATGCGGTTGAGGCAATGCGTATCGACATCAACAGTGGTACACCACGGCTTTTGGTTGGGCTGACGTCAACCGACAACTCGAACAGCAATCCAGCGGTCATCGTCAGGGGACAGATCGCATCCGCTACGGCAACCTCGAACGCTGAAATTGGATCGTTTGTAATGATCGCTGGCAACTATCTGTCGATCGCCGCAGGTAAAACAGGAAGTGGCGCATTCCACCCGATCGTGCTCGTCACAGATGGCAACATCACGATGAGCATCAAGTCGAGCGATGCCGATGCGAGCACGACTGCCTTTGCCATCTGGCATGGTGGTTCCCCGACGCTGAAGCAGGTGAAGACGTTCGCTGATGGGCTCGGGCACAATGTCCTCTATGTCTCCTAAACTTTGGAACTCGAAGTGTATGACTGAGGGCTATGGGATACCTCATCAAGTTTAATCCGCTCAACCAGGAAGATCGTGATGTCTTCGAGTTCCTCTGGGAAGCATGGGCGTTTGTGAAAACAAAGACGCGTGCTGAAGCACGCACGGCCGACGCAGTTGAGCTGCAGCTTGAGAGCATCTCAGAGGCAATCGCCACTCCCGATCACATCATCTGCCCACACGGGACCAAGGTCATCGCACCGCCGAACTTCGAATGGTGGCGTGTCCCGACGCGCCGTGAGCTGGTGGGCAACCTCCGTGGGTACATCTTTGTAGAGGATGCTGGCTTCGTGCTCATCAACAGCCTATTAGACGGTGTGCAGCCTCCGCAACCTCGCCGGAAAACATACACCCGGCTGCTCGACAAGTTCGAGGATGCCGAGAAGCACTGGCACGGCAGCGAGGTTGATCTGAGGGCCAAGCTGCAGCACTCAACCGACCAGCCAACAGCCTAAACCCACAAAATTCCCACCCCCCGAGACGGTCCAATTACCCAGGAGGACGGTCTCGCCTATGACGTTCAAGTGGAATGATCCGGTAATTGTCGCGGCTGTGATCGGCGTCATGCTGACAGTCAGCTGGAACGTTGTACCTTTCGGGTTCTCCGTACCTACGCGTATTGAAGTCAAACAGATGATCGAGGAGGAATCCCCCTACCTCAAAGACCGCAAACTCCTGATCGACACCCTGCAACGAAACGAAGAGAAGCTCGACAAGCTCACGGCCGAAGTCGAAGAACTGAAGATCGAGCAAGCGAAGATCAGTCAGGCATTAGGCCACCGACTGTTTGGTGGAAACTAATGGCTCAGATCACGATCACCGGAGTCATCGAGGACGCTCAGAATGCAAAGCCGTCGTCTGGCACCGTCAACTTCACGCTGAGTGATTGGTATATCGATGCTGGCGGTGACTTCACCCTGCCCAAGTCGGAAAGCTGCTCGATCAATCCCGCAGACGGTACGTTCTCGATCGTTCTGGAAAGCACCGAAGACGGCACGCCGAACGGGCGTACTTACAATGTCTCAGTCAACTGCACGATCGGTGGCGTAGCCCTTCAGCAGAGTCTCGGTGCGTTCACCCTCCCCCCGTCACCGAGTCCACGCTTGCTTCGAGATCTCCTGATCATCGGGTCTGCTCCGCTGTCGCTCCTCCGTCTCGTCGACGATGAGACTCCGTCGGGATCGATCGACAATTCGAATCTGACATTCACGCTGGCATCAACACCGCTCGCTGGCACCGTGAAGATTTACTTGAGTGGTGTGCGCCAGCTCATTGGCGTCGACTACACGATGTCTGGCGCGACCATTACATTCACGATTCCACCGCAGACCGGCCACACGATCCGCTGCGACTACCGCACATCGTCATAAGGAAACATGAAAAGACTTCTGACATTTATTCTCAGCTTGTCGCTGCTGCTCAGCATAGTGCAGCCCGCAGGGGCTCAGTTCAGCGGCACCGACCTGAAGCTCCAGATGCGGGAGACAGACCAGACGCTGCCCGCTGGGCTGTGGCGCTTCCATCTGAATGGTGATGTCTTCGCTCTGGAGCGGAATACCGCTGTGGCGGGGAACTTCTCGACCTCGGCCACGGTGTTCTCAGCCACCACTGCCGGTGAGTTTCGTATTCAAACTGCCCCAGTAAATACGCCATTCACTCAATCGCGCCTCACAATCTATCGTGACCCATCGAACTGGGCATATTTCTCTTACGGTAGCGATGCAACCCTTCGGCAAGTTTATAGCTCTACGGCTTCCAACATCCCGCTCCAATGGGGATTGACCAACGCGACAGACGGCACTGGCACGTTTACCCAAACGATGCAGCATTCGAATGGCTCACTCATCCTGACTGGTGTCAGTTCTGCAGCAGGCGTGAGGGTAAACTCCCCATTCGGGAACCAGAGCACCTTTTACCTGCAGTCTGCTGGAGTTGACTCGGGAGCAGTTTATCGCCCTGTTTCATCCACTGACTTGATGCTCTGGACGAGTACGGGTGGTGATGCCATCGATCTCATTAATACCCCCGGCGCGCCCGTCAAGTTCATTGGTGCTCTCGGCATTCGGGTGTCTCCCAGCTACCCCTTCGACGTCGCTACGACCATCACTGACACGACCACGCTGCGTGGTGCAAACTCGGCCTTCACGTCGAACAACCCTTCGGGCACTCGCTCCTCTGGCGTTGCCTTCTACGGTTTCTCCACGCAAGGTGGTGCGGGCACGACGACAACACTCGTCGGCACTTATGGGCTCGCAACGCAGACGGCCGGGACAGTTACGAGGTTGGAGGGGCTGGGTGCGAACGCCATCCTGACCACGGGCACAGCTACCAACGTATCAGCTGCGGCAGGCGTCACGAACATCAACGGCGGTACGGCCACTGACGTGTCTGTTCTCCGCTCCGAAGGAGTGGTGATTGGTGGTGGCACGACCACGAATGCTTATGGGTTGTACATCAACTCGAACAGCAAGTCGGCCGGTGCTTTGACGAGGAACTACGGGATCAAGATCGATGACCAGAACATTGGTAGCGTCACGAACTATGCGCTCTATACGGGTGCTGGGGCAGTGCGTTTTGGCGACACCGTATCGATGTTTGACACCACCAATTCTACTGGTCAGTTCTATGTTGGCAGTAACAGCATCACGTTTGCCGTTCTTGACTCGATCGGCAGCACCGGAAGCGTCCTCCAGTTCCAGCAAGCGAATGGGAGTCAAGCGTCTCGCACGAACTCAGCCAACAACGATAAAACAGGGATCATCGCCAACAACGCATATTCCGGTGGTGGTTACTTTGGTGGTGCCCAGATCAATTTCGTAGTCGATGGCACATTTACTTCTGGGCAGCGTCCGCCCTCCCGCATCGAGTTCTACACGAATCCGGCGAATACCGCTCAGACATTGGCCATGATCCTGGACCGTCTCGGCAACCTTGGGATCGAGGGCCACATCACGGCACCCAGCATCATCCTCGGCTCACCGGCCGGTGGAGATCCAGGTACTGGAGGAGTCAACCTCACCGCTCTCTTCCTCAATGGAGTGCAGGTTACCCCGCCAACCGTAGCATCGACGACTGTCGCTTCCAGCTCAACGCCGACACCGACGGATGCAAAGGACAGCGAGTTCACTGTTACCGCACTGGCGGTCAACGCCACGTTCGCGGCGCCTTCTGGTTCTCCAGCACAAGGTCATCGGCTGCTGATTCGAGTCACAGACAACGGTACTTCCCGGACGCTGGCCTGGAACGCAATCTATCGAGCCAGCTCCGACCTCGCACTGCCTACGGCAACGACACTCGGGAAGACCATGTATCTGGCTTTCGAGTACAACGCAACGGCCAGCAAGTGGGACTTCCTCTCCATGCTGGATAACTTCTAATGGCTGTGATTGGAAACATGAAGACATTTTTCAGAACTCTCATCTTTGCCTTCCTGGCATTGCTCCTGCTCCCGAGTCTCGCTCAGGCGACGACCTTCTATGCTTCTCCGACGGGTAGTGGCACGGTCTGTTCCAGCGCCAACAAATGCACAGTGGCTCAACTTGTCGCAGGAGTGAGCGGAAACACGTTAGGGCCAGACGACATTGGAATCCTGGCGAACGGCACCTATACCGGCGTAAATGGAATGATCGTCCCAGCGTCTGGCCGCGCGGGATCTTCCGGCCATCCGATCACACTGCAAGCGGAAACAGATGGTGGGGTTCTGATCGACGGTCAGACGTTGCGGATTCCAATTCGCTTAGCCACAGGAAATTCCTGGTGGGTGATCACTGGTATTAACGCCGCGCATGCTGACGCTGGAAGCAATGTTGTAGACCTTGACGTTGGGGCAACGCACAACATTGTTCGTAGGACGATTGGGTGGGATGCAGGTGATAGACATGCTGTCTTCAATTCTTCAGACGCCAACAACCTGTTTGAAGATGTAGCTGGTTTTGGGCAGGGTCGCAAGACCTTTGGCAACTCGCAAGGTAGTGACGGCGTCATCTACCGCAGAGCGTTTGGAATTTGGAATAAATCAACTGGAGACGTAGGACCATCCGAAACATTTTCCAATACGTACAACAGCCACAATGGTCTTTATGAAAATGTTATCGGCACAATCGATCCAGACCCTGGCGTCTCAGTGGCGAATGGGATGTACGGTGTGTTCATCTTTGAGCGGATGAACGATTTGTATGACGGCACCTACGCCTCTGTTTGTGCCGGAAGCGCGAAATATTTAGGGTCCATCGCATATGTAACCGCGGCCGAGACACCAATCATCACGACTGACCCGATGAATGTTAACAATAGCTTGGGTCTGCTCCAAGGGGGATTGGCTCTCACCTGCATTCATTATAAAGATGTTGTAGCCTACGCCGATCAAGCGGTGATGACAGCCAGCAATGCTACCTTGAGTGGAATCTACAGTGGCCCTGCGATGTCCGGTGACCATACATTTGACAAGGTGACTGAGATCCGAACTGCTGGTACTCGCCGTCTTGTTGATACAGACTGGCAAGTTACGAATTCAGAGCAGATCGCTTCCGTGGCCGCAGCAGACAATATCTGGAATGGTACAGGAGGAACTGGGGCGAGAGTCTGCTACCAATATGTCGATGGCACTTTAACCTCGACTCCGCTCTGGCCATGGCCCATGAATGATCGGATCAAAGCGGCCCTGACTGCTGCGGGTAGAACTGCTGTTGACGTTACGGCCACAATGAATTCGCTCTTTGGAACGATCCCGGCGGCATGCGGCGGAGACTCGGTGACTTACTATGTCGACAAAGCAGGCGTCGACGCCAACAGTTGTGCAACAGCAAAAACGGGCGGGGTAACACCGAGCCATTCGAAGCTGACCATCGCAGCTGGACTCGCCTGCCTGTCGGGTGGTGATACTTTGATCGTTGGTGATGGGAACTACGATGAGCAGGATTTCAACCCGCCCGCTGGATCAGTTGGACATCCCACAATCATCCGGGCGCGGAATCGCAATCTGGCGAAGATCCGGCCAGCCAATGGTCACTATTTGTCGATCCTCACACATAATTATGTGACGTTCGATGGCCTTTACGTTGACTGCTTTACTCACTACTCGACCCAGTGCGGTGGTGTCATTCCCACCGTCCCCGTGACGAACCTGACTATCATCAATGGGACATTCTACAGGGTTGGTGGAGACGGAACGTCAATCGGTGAAGCGTCAGGTCTGGAAGGACCATACAGTTTCAGCACGATTAAGAATAACGATTTCATCAGCACTGGTGCGGCTGACACATCGCTGTATGATCACGCGGTCTATGTTGGCACAGCTGACCATGACAACATCATCGATGGAAATCGGTTCACGAATAGTTCTGCATTTTCGATTCACAACTATACAGTCCACGCTGATGGCATAAATAACATCTTCCGAAACAATGTAATCCAGGGTGATGGGCAGGCTGGGATTTTGATCGCGGGAGGTCCAGGCAACCAAGCATACAACAACGTCATCTATGGTTCGAATGTCGGGATCGAAATCAGCACGACATTCGTCACCTCGGCATTTATCTTCAACAACGTCATCTTCAACAGTGCTACTGCCTGCATGCAGTATAATGATTTCGGTTCCGGTCTTCCGAGCGGCATCATCGCCAGGAATAACATCTGTGCCCACAACCTCGGAGCACCTGACGCTATCGATGACTCGACGTCAGGTGGGGCGATCTGCAGCAACAACTTCAATGTCACGGGCGGCTGTGGTTCACCAGAGGGTGGTGTCAATCCGCAGTTTGTCAGTCCAGGGACTGGTGACTTCCATCTCCAGGCAGGTAGTCCTGCTTTAGGGTTTGGCCTTAATCTTACGGGCACTTGCTGCACGGTAGACTTCGACGGCAATCCGCGACCATCAATGGGAGCTTGGGATGCTGGCCCATTCAATGGCTTGGCTGGAGCAACGGTTTATTACGTCAATAAGCTCGGCTCGGATGCAAACAGCTGCACGACTGCAAAGTCCTCAACACCGGCCAACGGGAAGCTGACCATCTTGGCAGGCATCGGCTGCATGTCCGGTGGGGACACGCTGCTTATCGGTGACGGCACATATACCGAAGCACTTCGGAACATCGTGCCCAGCGGCTCTGCTGGCGCCCCAACAATAATCAAGGCAATCAACGCCAGACAAGTCACCCTGCGCCCAACGGGCGGTCACTACGTTATTCAGATCGGTGCAACGGTGCTCACCGCATCCTATGTCACGTTCGATGGGCTGGTCGCTGATGGTGTCAACTCCCTGTCGAACCCTTGGCATCTTTCACCGGACGCACCCGGAACGGGCGATCACTTCATCGTGAACAACTGCGTCGGGCTGAATGCCACAGACGACGGCTCGCACGCTGGAGAGTACGGGATCGGGTTCGGCCCACAGGTATCGAACTCGCAGCTCACGAACTCGGAGTTCTACAACAACCCGCACTACGGTGTTTACGTCTCCGGGAACCACAACCTCATCGAAGGGAACTACCTGCACGACAACGGTGGGTTCGGCCTGCATGTTTACTACAGCGGGTTCGGGGCAGACAGCAACATCATCCGCAACAACCGCATCTTCAACAACTCGACAGGGACTGACCCGAGTTCGAGCGGTGATGGAGTTCTGATCGGGCATGGCAACAACAACCAGTTCTACAACAACCTGATCTGGGGAACGAATGCTCACGCGAACCTGAATGGTCTCAACATCTACAGTGGTTCGGTAGGCAACCTCATCGCGAACAATGTCTTCTTCGGAAGCACTGGCTACTGCGCGACCGTCACAGACTCGTCCGACACGGGGAACATCTTCGAGAACAACATCTGTTATCAGAACACGAATGGTGCGATTTCAGATGGTGGCACGTCTACATCTTGCATCACGAACTTCAATGTGTCGGGCTGTAGTACGACCGATGCTGGAGTTAATCCAGTGTTTGCGGATTCAGGGACTGGCGACTTCCATCTGCAAGGCGGTAGTCCTGCAATCGGAACTGGCACCAACCTCTTCAGCATCTTCACGACTGACTTTGCTAATGCTGCACGACAACCAGCCGGGGCATGGGATGCTGGGGCATTCGTATTCAACACAGTGTCAGCATGCAATAACACGAGTCTCGGGCATGGTTGGAGATGTCTCACCAACACTGCCGCAGCCAGCAGTGACGCCAACACCGTCACCACCTCCGTGATTGACTCGTCTGGTGGAAACCTGATCGTGGTTGTGCAGGGAGTGGATCAAGGGTTCTCGCCGCCGACATTTACCGATAGCAAGGCGAATACATGGAATGGTCTCACGACGAAGGTAACCACCAACATCGCTGTTCGAATTTCATACTGCAATCCTTGCACTGTCGGCACTGGTCATACGTTCTCAGTCTCGCACACCATGTCGTACCCGTCGCTCTGTGTTGCGGTATTCTCTGGAGCGAAAGCATCCGGCCCGTTCGATCACGAGAACGGTGCGACCACAGCCGGTGCGACCAGTCTCGCAACTGGCTCGATCACACCCAGCTCGGCGGGCACACTGGGCATCGCTGCCTTAGCCCCTGACGGCACGGATGGTCTTACGATCAATTCCGGGTTCACGCTCGTGAACACTGTGCCTGGGGGCTTTAACAATGTGCCTTGTGGTCTCGCATACTTCGTCCAGGGAGCTGCTGCAGCTGAGAACCCAACATGGGACTTCAATGGGCTGAATCAGGAGGCTGCCGCGGCGATCGCAGACTTCCTCGCGTCGACTGTGGTGAGTGGTCGGAAGTATCTGGGATTCTTCACTCACTAACCCCCCTTCGGGGAGTGGAAACCCAAGTGCATTGGTGGGCGGTATGACACTATCACAGCGAACACGAATCGACATCAAAATGCTGGTCCTCATGGTGCTCGGTGGGCTGATCCTCATCGGGACAATGCGCTTGTTGGGCCTGCCACCGGCATCAACGCCGAACTTCACGCTGGCACCGGACGAGCGGGCGGTAATCCACACGAAGATGCTGGAGGTGGAGAACCTCGAACTGAAGATGCAGCCGATTCAACAGCAGCATCAGCAGCTCGTCGATCAGCTCAACCAGCTGGTCGTTGCGGCTTATGAGAAGCACAAGCTGGATCAGAAGAAGTTCGACTTGAACATTCAATCCTGGTCCTTCGTACCGCACGTCGAGCGGGCTCAGCCTACGCCCACGCCAGCACCGACTAAATAACCCAGCGTTTCCGCAGTCCAAGTAGATGTATGGGTTATCTCCGGGATCTACTTGGGTTGTTGCAGGCAGAGGGCGGTCACATTCTGATCGCCCTTATCCTGTTGCTCGTCGGCCTGCATTACATTGCCGCATACCACTCCGGTGAGGGGCGCGACCTCTTCGTCTGGGCGCTCGCCGTCATGGGTTATGCCATGAAACAGGGAAAGTCGTCCTCCTAATGCGGCGCATCATCCAAACTCTCCTGGCCATCTTCCTGGCTGTTGCCAGCATCTCCGTGGGGGTGATCGCATACACGATCTACCGCATCCCGGCAGAGATTGCAACGACGAGGCAGCAGATCGTCGGCCAGCTCCAGGGCACCCGTCAGGATCTCTACTTGCAGCTGACTGCTACGCGCTACGAAGTGCTGGCCTTGACTGACAAGCACCTCACGAACATCGAGGCAGACCTCAACTACAAGCTCGACCAAACGGAGATTGATCTCAATACCCGGCTCAACGATACGAACCGAGTCATCAACCATGCGGCCGAAGAGTACAACAAGACAGCACTCGTCACCGTAGCCGCGACACTGCAGCGCGTCGACCCGATCGTCGAGGACGTCGACAGCCTGCTTACGAAAATCGACTCCCAAGAAACAATGGTCTACAGCCGATTCCTTGCCGTCTCTGGCGAGTCCATGAGGACGCTGGATGCTGGCAGGAAGATGGCTGAAGAAGGCGCGAAGGCTGCACCCGAGTTCACGAAAAACATGAATACTCTGACCGGGAATGCAGCCACCGTCGCCGCAGACATCCACTACTACACGAAGCCCAAGGGTTTCCTGCGCGGTACGGTGATCCCCGCGATCATCGGCGCAGCGCGCTTCGTCATCCCATAAGGTACTTGGAGTACCCAAAGAATATGTTAGATAAACTCAAGAACGCATTCGCAAAGCTGGCGATGATTCCGCAGATCCTCATGACGATCGTTGCCATCGAGCAGACCCTGCCGATACCGAACGTTGGCACGCAGAAACTTCAACTCCTCATCGACCTGATCGATAGTGTGTATCAGGGTGAGCAAGCTCTGCAAACGCTGCCGTGGCCCGAGATCGTGGCAACCATTACGAGCGTGGCAACCAAGTTCGTGGCATTCGCTAAGGCCGTCGGCTACTTCAAGTCGGCCACGCCTACCACTCCTGCAGCCTAATGCGCCTGCTTCGCACCCTCCTGGTGTTCGTCCTGTTGATGTTCGGCCTGCTGGTAGGCACGGTGCTCGCAGCACAGCCGGTCATCTTCACTGCCGATTCGTCCGAAGGGCCGATGCCGCAGGCTGACCGCGACTGGCTCCTGCAGTCGTACTTCCCTGCCCGTTGGGAAGCAGAGCGCCAGATCATCAGCTGGCTGAACGATGCACCGGCACCAGACGGTGAAGGGCTGATCGTCAACGTCCACCTGCATCCTGGGCTGTTCGAGAGTCCGACCGGCGCCGGGATCGTTGGTGGGCAGATGCTCTATCCTGCCTTTGGCATTTCTTACGACATTCACGTTGACTGGGACTATGAGATGAACCGCGGCGGGATCGTGCTCTCGCACGAGTTCGGTCATCTGTTGCAGTTCGTTGCAGGCAAAGCGGGCTGGGAGTTCATGGGGCACGGTGTGCCCGAAGATCCGATTCTAAAGAAGCTGCTGGCGATCGGGGAGCTGGTGTACATGCCTGGACATGTCTATGATCCGTTCAAGCCTTCCGTCTATTAGCACGCGCCACCCAAACTCTTAAACCAATCGACGATCGACTCGGTCATCCAGCAGTCCTTGCAGAGTGGCCCATATTCCGCGACACAATCCTCACAGAGCGCATCGTTGCATGCAGGGCACCTGACGGCCGGTGACTCCGGGAGTTCGTCTGTAGGCTGGCGGCAGGTGGCACAGATGCGCTTGTATTGTCCTACCTGTATCCCCATGATTTACTCCCACTGTTGAAAAGCTGGGGACCAGAGGCATCCCCAGCAGGTTGACTACGCCGGGACTTCATCCCCGACTGCGATGTCGAGCGTGAAGGAATGAGTTGGCGGCGGGGGAGGTGGCGGCGGCGGTGCTGCCAGCGTCTGGATGTCGACGGATGCGCTGAGCGGCGCGACTCCCGAACCAGGATCTGCGGTGACGGTCAGCGTTTGGCTGCCAGCCGCCAGATTGAGGACGTCGACTGACAACCCATCGGCTGACGGGAACAGTGAGACGCCCCCTTCAGGGCTGACGGTCCAAACCGGAACGCCAACGGGACTGACGGCGACTCCGTTGTCTTTGAGGACAGCGGTGAACGTTCTTTTTGCGGCTGCTGAAATCGTAGTGGACATGTTTGTTACTTCTTTCTCCTTAACTTTCTTTCCTTTGACTTCGTTGGTAAATATCTGAAGGCTGTAAACGGCCTTCTTCGGCTTCTTCGGTGGCACACTTAATTGGACGATTGCAATGAGGCTATTCCCCAAGAACAGGAGAACTGTTTTCACTTTGCCCCACATCATTGACCTCCTCCGTCCTTTCGGGGACATCCGGCACCAGGACGACTGGCGCGTTACGCTTGTTGGTGCTCTCGACCCGATCCTCGGTCAGCGTCCAAACAATATTTTTATCTTCTGCAGATGCTCCATGGCAGGTGATCTCACCGACGTCCGCCATCATCTCCAGGATTCCCAGGAACTGCTTCTTGCCGTTCTTCAAGCGGTGCTTCACGGCCTTCAACAGATCGTTCTGGTATGCTGTGCCCTTGGACTGACCCAGTGTGTTCAGGATCTCCTCGCTGATCGACTGATCTTCCGTGCCGACATAGCGGAAGGCATAGGGCATGTTCTCCTCGATCTGCTCGACCATCAGCTTCGCTCGATCGATGTGGCGTCCGCGGATCACCCGCTCATCGGACTCGCACGCTGAGAGAACCATGGCGAGCTTCAGGATGTGATCTGGTTTCCTTTCCTGGAACCCGATCATCCGAAAGTTCGAGTAGTCCCGCTTGCGGGTCTCGTCCCACTTCTTGAACTTGTCGCGAACCTTCCGGGACTCGATGCCGAACTCACCCTTGATGTTCTCGACGATGTGCTGCAGGTCATCACGTAGGCGGAAGCCGAGATCGACACGGTCGAGACTGTTCTCGGGCCACCCGTTCCGGGTACGGGGTTGGTCCTGGTAGATCCACATCACCCTCCCAGCAAAACCACCCTCGAACGAATCCTCCTTAACCGATTTCGCAAGCCAACGTGGGTTCGTGGCGAACAGTGTGTTCAGGCAGGTGTTCTTCAAGCCGACGCAGCCACGCGTTTTGGTCTGGTAGTCCCACGCATCCTTCGGTGTGTACAGCTCTGTGAGCGTTGCCTCAAGGTCATCCCGATTGGTCTCGGTCATGAACATTGACATTTCGCCATTGAGCACGTAGAGGGAGTCGGTCGGAGAATCGGTGGGGAACTGAACGGTCGTCCCTTCCTGGACAGCCTTCTTTCCGCTGCCCGAGTCATGCTTCATGGCGCCGATAAGACGTGGTGCGGTGATCGTCCCCTCGTAATGACGGATACCCTGGACCTTGCCGCTGATCGACTTCCCGAGATCGATCGCCGTTCCCTTCCTGCATGCGGCGGTTCCCGCTACTAAGACGGTGTACATGTTCGGATAGATCTGGTATCCCTTGTCGAGGAACACGCGCCGGTCGAGAGCTGCGGCAACGGTCTGAATCCCAACCCACGCATGAAACAACGTTGGTGATTCGTATTGTTTGGTGTACTCCATGAACGCATCGATCCAGCTCTGCTGCCCGATTGCGCGCTTCGTATCCTTCTTAATGCTGACTTGACTCAATGTGACTGGTTCCTTCCGGCCGGTGGCCTGTTTAGTGTTGGGGGTTTTGCCTTACTCCAGAACTAGACGAGGCTTCCACGTTGCTGTTTGTATTCGTACAGATTGCGATCGACTGCCTCTTGACCAGCCGACCCATTCCAGGTGGCACCAGCTTTGAACACCTCGCGCTTCAGCTTGTTTCTCAGCTTCTTGGGGATCAGCTTGCCCGCTACGCGGCGCGCTTCACCACCCTTCCCAATCACATATTCCGTCTTGCTCTTTGCGAACTGGAAACGCTGACCCTCAACCAGATGTTCTGTTTTGGGCTGGCCCTTCTGCTCCTGCGATGCTGCTGGCTTACTATCTCGATCTTCCACTGAGCCCTCCTTGGCTATGCTGCTCTCGGCAGCTTGACTTTCTTCGCGTTCTCCCACGACGGCCCGATCTTGAAGTCCATCGGGATATAAAACTCTTTGCCGTGGGCGTTGAGCGGTATCCTGAACGAATCCTCCATCACCCTCATTGCCTGCTCCACCTCCCGCGGCTTGATCTGCGTCGTGATCGAGTCATGCACTTGCAGCACCACTGGATACCACTTCGCGGTTCGCACATAGCCGATGTTCACCATGTCGGCCACCGTACCCTGCGGTATGCAGGCGTAGCCAGTGCGGAAGACGTTGTCGTCGGCACGGTCGAAGAAGATGTGTGGACGGCCCATGAGATTCCAGAGCATGTGGCTGCGTTTGATCTCGTCCTCGACGAACTTGTGGAACGCAGGGATGCCTGAGAACTTCGTGTAGTACAGCTGCTGCACGGTCCCTGCCTTCTCTGGCGTGAAGAACACATCGACACCGTGCATCTTCGCTTTGATGTTCACCGTGTCTGCGAACCTGCCCTTGCCCACCTTGTAGTTGCACGCGTGGACCAGATGCTTCGCGATGAACCGCTCTGGTGACTCACCGTGCATGCTCTCGTAGGGGATGTCGAAGAGCAGCGATGCGTTGTAGATGTGGATGTCCTGACCCGACTCGAAGGCCGCGATCATGTTCGTCTCGGGCGCGATGTATGCCACGATGCGCGCTTCAGCCTGCGACAAGTCACCAGCAAGCCACATCGTGCATGTGTCAAAGACGCAGATGTCGGGTGGGTGGAGAGGGTCTATCGACCACTGCGATACTTCATACGTCTCACCCTTTTTGTCGACCTTCTGCACTGGTGGGAGATCTTCATAACAATGAAGTCCCGGCGCTCTCTCGCAGTTATCTGCGATAAAAATGTCTCGTGTGATTCCAGGGGGGATGTTCTGAAGGTTTCCACCGGAACCGAGAGGACTCTTACTGGATGCGAGTCGTCCAAAATCAGTACCTGCCGGGTTGTAAGAGCAGCGTATTCGTTGATCAGGGTCAAGTTGTGCCTCCAGGTATGTCTTCTTGATCTTCTTGTAGCCTCGGATGTCGAGCACGGCCGGGATCGCCTGCAGCACCCGCTCCTCCAGATCCCACTTAGCAAGCTGAGCGGCCGATGGCTGACGCTTGCGGGTGCTCGCAGCCTCTTCCCTTGTGCGCTGTTCGAACGTCAGCTTGTCCTGGATCTTCAGCAGGATCTCTTCGCTCGTGCTCACCTTGCCGGTCTTGCGGTTGACCTGCTCCTCGATTCCGCACTCCTTGTAGAAGAACTCCTTGAGCTGCTTCGGTGACTGCACGTTCAGTGCGTGACCGGCCACGGCATCCAGGCGTGCCTGCGCCTCGACGATCTTCACACCCAGCTCGACCGCTGCGGCTGCACGCTTGATCGTATCGATCTTGACTCCACGGATCTCCGTCTTCAGGATGTCAGCAACCAGCGGTTGGATCGTTCGAGTGTACAGGTCGAGGACGTTCCACTTGCGGAGCGACTGCAGATAGATCTTGGGAGTCTGGAACTCCTTCATCTCCTCCAACAGCCTCTGCTTGCACTCCCAAGTGCCGGTTGTGTCACGGCAGTTGTAGTCCCACAGTGCGTCGTCCGAGACGTTCCAGTTGTGTGCCTTGACGTCGTCCTTGTAATACGGCAGATCCGTATAGATCGAGCACAGTGTGTCCAGACCCTTCGGGAGTTCGGCGTAGAGGAGGTGAAACATCAGCATCGTGTCCCACACGTTGTGCGCGTTCACTTTGATCCCATGGAGTGTCAGCCAGAACATATCGAACAGACCGTTCTGATAGATCGTCGGGATGTCGCTCTCCAACAACACGGCAAGCCGCTTCCAGATCTCGTACTCCTCCCGCTCGCTCCAGTACGATCCCTTGTTCGCGATGAACGGGATGCACATCGTCTCGGTGTCCGACTTCGCCAGTCCGATGCACGAGATGAAGTGAAACTTCTTGCCCGTCTCGATGTCAACGCAGTATTCCTTGCGGCTGGCGATGATGTCATCAATCCACTGGATAGCTTGGTTGAACGTCGGCCGGGTGAAGAACCTTCGGTTCTTACGGCGGATCTCTTTGAACCCACTCTCGCTCTTCGCCTTCTCCAGGTCAGCGACAACCAGCTGGCGCCATGCCCACTGGTTCATGATTGCCGATGGGTGGATCGTCGGGACGACTTTCAATCCGGGGACCAGTGTGCTCTCCAGCACGGAACCGCGGTACTTCATCGTCGACATGTCGCTGCCTGGACGGCTGCACAGTGCATTCAGAGCGATGTTCTTCCGTCTCACCGATCCCAGGACGATCACGACGTTCGGCTTGATCTCCTCCAGCTCGCGCTTCAGCATGTCCGCCCACAGTGGGTCAGTCCATGGGATCTCGGCCTTCGAAATGTCGTTCTTCAGCGGCTTGAGCTTCACCAGATCGGTGACGTAGACTTCGGCTCGATCGATGCCGACGTTCCGCAGCATCTTGTCGAACTCTTTGCCAGCCCAGCTCGTCAGTGAGCCTCGGCCTTTCTCGTCCTGGTGCGATGGATAGTCGGAGATGACAACGATGCGCGCAGTGGTGGGACCATTCGGCGGGGTGAGCCTGCTGGCCAGTGACAACCCATAATGCGTGGGCAGATCACCGGCCAGCTTGTTGAACAGTTGCTTCGCATCCATGCGGCTTTACTACTTCCTTGTTTCGGGCATTACTGTGGGCGGGGTGACTAATACAATTCGAGGGCCAATCGTTCCGAAGGTTGGGGGGACAGCGAGTCTCGCTCAAGCTGCCTGCACCGAACGTTACCAGTGCAGGACTCCGCAAAGAGACTCGCTGACCGGGTGCGACCCGGCAATCCCATAACTTGGAGCGGGGTGGGGAGAGGGGCAGCCCCTCCGACTGTGCTTTCCGAGAGAATAGGCCGCTCCTGCGGACCTTGAGGATTAGACTATGTTCTCCCAGCTCTTTGACGATGTAGGCTCTAACCAGCCCGCACAGGCAACGTCATTGCGCCTTCATCTGCGCTTCACACCCCGCATAATGTGTCCATGGTGGAAGCCAACCACCCAGCCCGCTACCAGCAGGGCGTCCGTGAAGGACCGTCACAGGAGGGAGTCGAACCCTCGCCTATCAACCAAGCCAGTCGTCATCACGATCATTGGGGGAACGTATCCCCCAGTAGATCAGCATGACGGCGGCAAGGAGCATGAACACGTCGATCGGTCTCATCGGACGATCAACCCAGGAGGTGGCATGCTGCTCGCCAGAGCGATCGTCGGCTCGAACTTCTCGACTGGGATCTTCGCGATCGTGGCGATCTTCTCACCCTGGATCGACTGGAACACATGCTCGTCACGGTCGGCTGCAATCTTGGCCTGTGCGCGCATCTGCTCGTTCGACGGCACAGGGCGAGGAAACTCGCGCCACCGGCCGTGCTTGCGGATCGCGAGCAGTGCGCTAAGGAGATCAGGGTGCATCGTGATGACCCGTGCCTGCGCCTTGCGATCGACCATCTCCGCGAAGTACGCTTCGCCAACAGTCTGCTTGTTGGACTCCTTCGCTGGCGCATCGACGATCTCTGCGATGGTGTAGCTCACCGCTTCCACCTTGGCGTTGCAGCCTGGAACACCACCCCCGCGATGATTGTGGCCATCCACAGGACCAGCAGAAGGATGCCGACTGCGACATGGATGATCGTTGGAGCGAAGCACATCGTCCAGCTCCAGTCCAGGTGGCCAGACAGCTTCGCGATCACGAAGATCAGCGTCAGTAAATTTAGAAACCTCATTAGTTCTCCTCTCTTTTCTTTCCAACAAAAATCTGCATGCTGAAGTGATTCAGGGCGCGCTGCTTCTCGTCTGCGTAGGCCACCTTCTTCTGGTAGATCAGCTCATCAGACCACTCGCGGCCGAGGTCAACCCGGAACAGGCTGTCAGCCACGCTCTCGATCTCCGCGTACTCCCGCTCGACCTGCCGGATCTTCACGCGCACCATGCGGCGGGCATTGCGACCGACTGGTCCCATGCCGATCAAGATCAAGAACTCACGCCAAAGTCTTTTCATATGTTCTCCTGGTTGTTGGGTGGCATCAGCCCTCGTAGCCTAGCCACCCGTCTCGTCGTGCAGGTGCGGTGCCTTACCTCCCTGTTTAGCGGACCTGCTTGCCCGTCCGTGGGCTACGACAATCGATATGGCTGGCGCGGGCACTGCCCTATGGGCACTTGATCCGCACATTCGATATGCTCCTCGATGTCCCATGTCGTAAAGCGACAACCGAAGCAGCCACGATGAATTGACCTCGTCTCTCCGAGGCGTCAAGCCTTGACCCGGCTTTCGGATTTCGCCGTTTAGCTAGGCAGCTTTGGCGAACGTCTTGATCGTGTTCTGCAGCACTTCCGGCTGATCGGAACGTGGCTGGATCTTCACGCCAACAATGCACTCGTTGCCGATGACGTCGTCGGTATCGAATCCTTCCGCATCCCACGGGGTGCCGAGAGCTTCGAGAACCTGCTTGAGGAACCCGAGCGTTTCCTCGGTGATCGTCGAGTTGTGGAACAGCTTGCGATTGTTGAAGCTCGCTGTCTCGTTGTCGACCACCTGGAACGTGAACGCGACGTAGGGGTTGCCTTTGCCGCTGGTTTTGACTTTGGCTTCCGTCGCACGAACGCGATACGTGCCTTCGGGAAGCGGATCAAAGCCGGACTTAACTTCATCAAGGGACTTGGGTACTTGTATTCTCACTGTTGACCTTTCTTGGTTGTTGTTTGTTTACCCGATCATCCTTGTCGTTTCCCATCGGGCTGGGTTTATCGTCAAACGAACTGCATTGACTAATACACTTCGCGTGCCAAACTTTTGTTTACGAAGTAGCGTTCTTCAGGCGCGTGGCTGCTTCATCGTCCACGGTTGTGGCCGTGCCAATGCCTGCGGCTGCTGCCTTCAGGGCTGCTTGCGTGCTCGCCATGTCTTCGGGAACCAGGAGGTTCTCCTCTGCGAGCTTCCACTGAACGTGAGGTTTGATCGACGCAAAGCCAGCAGGGATCGGGCTCGCCAGCGTCGACGGCAGTGCCCTCGACTTCACCCACGCGATCTTACGATCCGGTTTGAATCCCCACTTGAACTCGACTTGCCCTTTCTTCTCTCCCGTGCCCTCAACGGTGTGGCAGTGATACGATTCACCGAACCACACTGGGATCATCACGGGCAGATCCTTACCCTGGACGAGCGGATCGAACGTGATGGCGCCCGTGTCGTCCTGGACCTTCCTCATGTGCGCCGTGACGATGATGTTGCACGGCAGTGCCAGGAACTCAGGGAACAACTCCTTCAGGAAGTGGTTGAGGATCAGGTAGTCCTGGAGGTTGCTCACTCCACCGAACACACGGTTCTGACTCGCCGTGTTGAACTTGATGTAATGACCCAGTGCGACCTGAACCGACGTCAGCGAGTCCAGGACAATGTTGTCGAACGGCATCCGACCGTTCTTTACAACGTAAGCCTGCCAGTCGGTGACCTTCTTCTCGAACGCCTTGTAGGCAACAGGCTTGTCCGGGTTGTGATCGATGTATGAATCGAACTCGATCGCCTCGATGCGGCTGGCATCCTGGCCCTTCGAACCATAAAACGTCTGGACCGACTCCAGCCCCTCGGGATCGAACTCGAACCAATACGTCGAGCCGGGAAAGCTCGCACCGCCGACGGTCTTACCGTTACCGGCTGGCCCGCACAGGAAAATCTTTCGGTAACGTTTCTTGACTGCAGATAGTTTCACTTTATGATCCTTTGCGCTGACTAATACAATCTGAGTGCCAGAAGGCGAGTGGCCAACCCGCTAGGGTCAGCCACTCAGCACATTGGCTTCGACCAACTTGCGCCGGATGCGCTTCCTTGCCAGATGCAACCGATTCCTCACGGTCTGTTCGGCTACACCCAGCAGCTCTGCGACCTCCCGCGTGTTCTTGCCTTCGTCCACTTGAAGCTCGTATGCTTGACGCTCCTTGTCGGTCATCTCATCCAACGCACCCTCAACGATCTCGCGTATTTCGCGAGAGAAGACAGCGCGCAGCGGATCACCGATGGCGTGGCACGAGCTTGCTTCGCTCAGCTGGATGAGGTCGGAGTGCGCGATTGCAGACTCACCGTATTCGGTGGGCCAACCATCAAGCGTTGCACCGTTACCTCCCCAGTCGTGTTTGTCCAATGGGACCGTAGCGACTTGCTTTTGCTTTCGTCGCCAGTCGATCACGAGGTTCTGAGCGATTGTGTGGAACCACGTATACAGCGAGCTGCGTCCTTCGAACTTATGGAACGCCCGTCTCGCTTTCAGAAACGTTTGCTGAGCCAGATCCGCATGTTCGTCATGCCAGTTCGTGCTCTTGCCGCAGTAAAGAACGATACGGGGGTAGTACTTACTGACTGCGGACTCGAAATCCTCAAGCGTTAGCTTGCGGCGATTAGGCCGCTGCTTCTGACGCTGCTTCTGTTGGGATGGCACTCGGAGTGTTCACACCTTTCCGAGTCCGAGTGCTCTTCGCTCCTGCTACCGCTTTCGTGCGGCCCTGTGCGGCCTGCATGCGGCCGATCAATGCCTGCAGTTCGATCATGCCTTGTGCGGCATCCTCAATCTGCTTGCTGTAGTCGGCACCCGTCTTGAGCTTCGCCCCTGTGAAGAACAGAGAGAACTCTCCGTAGACGATCGCCGTTGCTGCTGCTGATTTTCTTGCCATGTTTCCTTCTTTGATCCTTTCGGTTGTACTTACGTTGTTACTGTCGAACGCCTTGACTAATACACTTAGAGTGCCATACTCCTGCTCTCACGAATTTCGAAGAACTCAACGAGGTCTGGCTCATTCTCCATGACACAACGAGAGTAAAAAGATCGATAGTGGTCATTCATCTTGTAGCCATCGACGTCCACTGGATTTTTGTATCGATTCTCCCAACGTCGAATTTCAAAGATGCCTTGCATGCCCCACCGGCTGTACCCCGACCGAATGGCTTCGCGGGCCAGTGCCACGATCTCCCCATACACATGGGGATTCTCGCGGTGAAACGACAGCCACTTTTGAAAGTGTTTGTGTTCCTTGTCTAACGTGTCCATCGTTAGTTCCCTATCCACAGCGTAACCCTCCTTTCATTTCCTTTTCAGTCCCTCCCCACAGTCCCGTCCGTCGGCCGACTACTTCGTACATGCGGCGCAACGATCTCCAATCCTCCATGGCCAGCTTCGCGTCGACCTCGATCACCCGCACCTCTTTGAACCGCTTCGTCGCGTGCAGCAGCACCAGCCGCTCGATCTCTCCATACGCTTCCATCTTCGATGCGAGATCGCCGTACCCACCAACCTGCAGCTGATATGTCAGGTCGATGTCGTACACGCACTTGACGTCGAGGATCGTCGGCCGCTGATCACGGTTGAAGAGATCGCACTGACCGGCCAACGTGCCGTCAGCCAGGAGCAGCTGGCTCCTGGTGTTCTTCTCCGTGAACCCTTGTGCGTCCCACCAGCGGCGCAGCTTGTTGAACAGGTCGATCGCATCCTCCCGCACGGGCGGCAGGTTCTCAGGATCGAGCTTCCCGATCACATAGGCTGAGAACATCCGGTCGACTATGACCCCGCGATCTCTCGCGTTGTCGATCACCCGCTGGTCCACAGGCTCATCGGCATTCGGTTTGATGGGCCACGTCCAGCGCAGCATGCGCGTCACGCTGACCAGCTCGATGGAGTCGCGCCAGTAACGGTGATGCTCTTCGCAGAACCTCACCTTCGTGTCTTTGTCGAGCGACTCAGGTGTCCAGACGAAGCAGCAACACTCAGCCATCTCGACCGGCAGTGTTACGCCTGACGCCTGGACGTCACTCAGATTCTTTGGGAGCTGTATCTTCGCCATAAATCGGTATCCGTACCTCTTCAAGCGGGCCGGTTAATTTCTTTCGCTTCCTTGCTTTCTTCGGCCTTGATGCCAGTTCCGCTTTTTTCCTGGCCTTCGCAGCAGTCGCGGCGAGAGCGTCCGTTCGGCGCCGTCTCAGCTCGCGCACTTCGCTCATCCCCTCTTCGTCACCTTTCGTTGTCAGGTCTCTCATGAAGTAGACACTGGCTTCACCAGCTGGCAGAATGACCTCGGTCATGTGAACCCTCCAGAAATAAAAAATCGGGGCAGCGTATTGCTCGCTGCCCCGTCGAAAGGAGATTACAGATATGCAAACGAACGACGTGACTAATACATTTCGAGTGCCAAACTACGGATCTCGCTGCTCATCTTCCATGGCCTTGAAGTCAGAGTTCTTCGCCACGATCGGCACGATCTCACAGACGGCATACGTCGACTCACGTGCAGACTCCGTCCAGATGAATCCGATCCGACCAGACGTCATGCCCGCACGGATGAACACCATAAAGCCATCTTCCAGCAGATACTTGTACTGATCAGGCGGCATGGGCTCAAGCAGCTCTTCATTGAACAGCCGCACTTTTGTTTTGAACACCCGGTTCCATCCCATAAACTCTGGCCGTAGCCTCCGTTTAATTGGACTCATCAGGCACCCCCGAATCTTCGAGCTGCAGACCCAGACGTTTCTTCACGTCCTTCCAGTTCGGTGGCGTGACCGTCGGCCCGAGCTGCTTGTACTCGTGGACCATGCGCGCTTCCCACCAGCGGTAGTACTGCAGCAACCTCCTGAATCGCTTCAGCTGCTTCACTCGCTGCTTCTCGTTCTGATACTCGTGCTTGTCAGGGTGCTGCTCCGCGATCTGCCGCATCCACTCCACCTTCTTCAGGCAATAGCGGACGTCCTGCAGGTAGAGGTAGTGCATCCCGCCGCGGATTGTTGTGATCCAGATCGGCCTGCCCCTCTGGGACTCAGGTCGCAACGTCAGGCTTCCAGCCATGAGTGCTGGCACCTATATGCCATCCAGGTTGCGGTCGTATGGGACGGTGCGGGCCACGACGAGATTCCGACCATCTGCTGTGACGTAGACCAGCTCACCGCTCCGATGGAAGTGGTGTGTGGGCAGGTTGCCGCAGCCGCAGTTCATTCGGCCGTCATAGATGCCGTCACCATCGTGTATGCGCTCCTGCAGATCCGGCCGGTGCAGGACACCGTCACCATCCTGGACGACGGCAACTTCCCCCTCCCTAACAGTGAGTGTGTCGCCCGCTCGCAGGGTGATAGGTTTCGAGAAGTCAAAGCTCTGCGGCTCGAAGCTCGTGCTTGCACGGGGATGGATGAACCCGCCACGTGGCGCAGCCTGCGTTTCCCGTTCCTTGATGCTCTGCTGAAGCTGGTCGACCAAGTCGGCCTTCTGCTTCTCTTCGAGCTGTGCATCGATCGCGATCGCATCCACTGCACACTTCAGGAGCGAGTAGCCCCCAATGTCCTGGGCTGGGTTCTCACCGAATGGGTCATTGCGTTCTGCGATACGTTTGATCTTGTCGATGACACGCACGATGTAGAGCAGGTCGTCGTACTGCTCCACCTTGATGCCGTTCGGGTACAGCAGTGCGACGATCGCAGGCGAGACATTGAACGATCCACCATATGCACGGTGCTTGCGGATGATCAGCTCGACCAGATCCCGACCAAGATCGGTGAGCTTATGCTCGAACTTGCTCAGTGGTGCGGGCTCGACCTTCGGTGTCTCGACCTTGGGCGTCTGGAAGAAGTCCACATGGACCTTGCGTGGCATCTCTGGTTTGTTTTCAGGTTTCAGTGCCATGGTTATCTCCCCACCGGCAGCAGCATGAAGTTGTTCCAGTCGTCGCCCACTGCCAGTGCAGGCATCGGCGTGACCGTCATGTTGTAGTCGTCGATCTTGTAGAACTCGTAACCCTTCGGTAGATGCTTCGAGATCTCCAGGCCGATGCTGTTGTTGAGTACCTCGATGAAGATCACCGGCCGGTTGGCGTGCAGCAGGCACTCTGCACCCTGCAGCGCGAGCGGCTCAGCTCCCTCGATGTCGAGCTTCACGACTGCGACCGGCCGCATGCCCCAGCACACGCTGTCCAGGGTGACGGTCTCGACGATGACTTCATGTGAGTGACGGTTGGTGGCACGGGCGATGATCGATGCGGAGTACTTTCTGAATGGGGTGTAGAACAGGGCAGCGTGGCCGTTGATGTTGCTGACCGCTTCACGGCGGACGTGCAGGCTGTCCCCAGATCTCTTGGGGCTCAGGTCGACACGGGGCTCGAAGGCGAGCACGTTCATGCCTCGATCCATGGCAAGCTGGCTGTAATGGAAGTTGCCGCCACCGATGTCGAGGACGAACGATCCTTTCGGCTGTGCTGCGAGCACCGTGTTGAACAGGATCGACGTCATCGGCTCATACATCTCGTCCGCGGCGCCTGTCGTTGGTTTCTCTTGTGCTGTCGTTGCTACTGGACTCATATAGACACACCTCTCCCGGTTGATTTTTGATCTGACCCTTTCGGAGTCAGGCTACGTGTAAACTGTTAAGATCTCTGGTTGCGGAATCCACCATGCAAGGCGTGAGTTCCAACGTCGACGGTCTGGTTTAAGACCGACGGGTGGATTCCCTACTCTGTAAAGATGCAGAATGCCTGATACCAGCTCGCCTTCTGCCCAACCCTGCCTGTGATCCGTGAGCGACATCTCGTGGCACGTATCATTTCCAGGGTGCGTGTGTATGGTGCCGAGCCAGCGGTGACCCAGCTCTTCGGCCCACTTCTTAACGAACTCGACCTCGTTGTGGTCGTTGTCATCAGCATCGAGCATCGTCAGCCCTCTGCCATCCTTGTGACGCGTGTGCGCCATGTCCAACAAGGCTTTGATCCGCACACCACCCGACCATGCGTCGAAGTCTCCAGCGATTGCTTCGATATGCTCCAGCGGAAACGCAACTCGTGCGCGCCGCTTGAATCCCCGCTCCAGTTCCCGTGGGAAATAGATCGTGGGGACACGAAGCAATGGGTGGACGTGTGCGTCGATCATCTCAGAACACTTCAATGAATGCTTGAATCAGTTCACGCTCTGGACCCGTCAGCTCACGCTCCGGTGTGTGCAACCGCTTGCTGAGTATGTCCAGCGTGAAGGCATACATCGAACCTGCCATGAAGACCATGAATGCACCGTAGACCGCTGCATCACTCGTCACACCAGTCCGCTCGATGAACTCAGCATAGGCGCCATTGATGACCATCCGCTGTGCGTTGACCGTATGCTCCAACAGCTCAGGGTCACCCATCCGTGCCGCACCAGTCACACGTATTACGTTCTCAACGTGCGAGTCCAACGATGCCTTCAATACCTCAACCAACTCTTTACCATCCATTCGCTCTCCTCCTTTCTATTCCTCGGCGCTTAGGTCTCTGCCCTCGGTGGTGAAGTACCAGTCATCCCGGCAAGCACCCGAGCAGAACTCATAGCCCTCGTCGTTGACGCCATCGACTGGCGTACCCTTGATCTCCTTCATGCACATGTCGCAGATGTGAACTGTCACAGCTTCTCCACGCGTTCAACCGTGATGTAGCTATTGCCCAACCGAAGAACAACATCGTCGATAAAAATCAGGCGCGACTCTGTGCCGTAGACACGGCCGATCGCGTTTTGCTCATCCCAAACTTGAGCACGCCTCTTAGTCAGATCCTGTATCTGCCTGTCGAGCAGCGGCAACTCTCGTTCAAGCTCCATCCACCGCTTGAGTTCGTCCTTCTGGTTAATCAGCTCCTGTGGTGTCATCGGTCCTCCAATCCTTATGAATATTTCGATTTCAAAAATGCCAGCGACACGAACATTGGATCGGCATAGCCGTCGTGTACTTCGTGCAGCATGATGATCTGGCGCCGCGTCGAGTTCCCCTGCGGGGTGAGATATTTCTCGTTGTGCAGGTAGCAGATCCCGCAGAAGATCGCGATGTTGCCCGTCTTCTTGTGGATCGCCATGTCGGTATACTGCACGTGACCCTGGACCGCGCTGCACTGACGCTCACGCAGCAAGGCTGCTGCGCTCGACACCGGCCTGCCCATTGCACCGCTCGTGAAGTAGTGCGAGTACTCCCAGCCGTCAATCTTCACCACGTCCAGGAACGGGTAGACCTGCCAGCCCCACTTCTCGTACTCCAGGTCATCCGTTGAGATCTTGCCTTCGAACCGCGGGTTTGCTTCTGCCTCGCGATCGATCCTGTTCTCGTGGTTGCCCAGTGTCAGCACCAGCTGCGGCTTGTAATTCTGTGCCCGCTGGATCGGACGCATCAGTGCAGCCATTGCTTCTTGCGCTGCCCGAATGTCAAAGACGTACCGTGAGCCCTCTGCTTCGGCCTTCCCCAGTGAATACGAGGAGAGCGAAGGCATGTCAGCGAAGTCACCGATGTTGATGACCACGTCCGGCCGTTTCTCTTCGATGAAGTTGCCAACCCAACGCAGGTGATCGTTCGGCACCCCGTCCTTCTGCTGTGCATCAGGAATGATGCAGTGCATCCGTGGCCTGTTGGCTGGGTTCGGGACAAAGATGTCGAAGCTATAGAACGTCTCCCTGTTGATCTCAGGCACGACGTATTCCACGGTGAAGTCAGGACCACTGGCTGGATCGACACCGGCCATATACTGGGTGCTGATCTTCGTCAGATCCTCATCGACATGCGCTGGGTGATATTTCCAGAAGTCTGGCGAGTGCAGCCCGTTCTTTCGCAGGATGCGGGTCACACGGTTGCGGCTGATCCCTACGACCTTCGCAAGCCACCGTGTGCCCCGTGATGGATTACTTGATTTCCATTGGAGCACCAGTGCTTCAATCTGCTCCCTGCTTCCTGCGTTGTTTGTCATCCCTGATCCTTACTCCGTTAGTGTTTCTGGCCCAGTAATACACTTTGAGTTCCATTCGCCACTTCGTCCTTGATCGGCGTCAGCCTGAGCCAGCTGCCCGGTGGGTACACGTCGATCAGCTGCAGCTGGGTGAGTTCCATGGCGTAGCCCTTGACCTTGACGCGCTGATAGAGCATCAGAAGGCCAGCGTCCGTCAGCTGGTAGCCGTCGACCTCGATCTGGTATGTCGATTTGATTCCCCCGGCCGGATCAAAGGTCGTAAGCCGGAACTTGAATGGCTTGTCACCGTCGTCATTGGTTTTGATGTCGATGTGCATGTCGTCCTTATGCCTGACGGGCGGGACGTCCGCGCTTTACTTCGGACGGTTCGTAATTGACGAGGAACGTGTTGATCGCAACAAGGTTGCCTTCGACCTGCCCGATCTCCGTGTCGATGTCGTCACGCTTACGGCCGAGGGAAGAGAGCTGTGCGTTGAGTACGTCGCGTTCTGCTTTCATCTGTTCGAATACTTTTGCTTTCATAATGTGGTCTCCTTTTGTTTTGTTTGGTGCCCGCAGGCACACGTCGGCGCCGTCTTTCCCAAGGATTGCTTGGGATACAATTGGGATACTTCTCTCTGGGTTAAGGTGATCCGTGCCGGGGCAATCCGCAGACTTCAGCAATCAGGCACACGTCTCCGAGCCCGCGATCGGTGCGGTTCCTGGGGACAGACCTGACTACGTTATGGAAGTCTAGCGGAAGGTGCGCTGCTCAGCAGAGGTGGCAGAATAGCATTAAAAGTGAGATGCTCTGCCAACTGAGCTAACGGCCCGACGCGTACTATCTAACGCAGAATGAATGCCTTGCGTTATTGGTGTGGATGCTACCGAGCGAGGAGATGTCGAGGTGGGATACGGTTGGGATAAATCGTTTTGCCAGACGAATCCCATTGCCCTTGTCTGCCCTACATTGCCATGGCTCAGCAGCATCATCTGACTATGGTGATTCCCGGTTGTCGTTGTCGTTGTACATCTGATTCTTCCTTGGTGTCGTTTTGAACGCATCCACTAATACACGTTGAGTACCAAACCCTGTTGTCTGTCTGGCACCGATCTCGTTTCTTAGTGAACCCACGCGTCGTCATTGATTGTCGTGTGTCTGTAACACCCTCTTAAAAACCCCAGCCTTCATCGACCGGGATGAGTTACAGCATCCAGCTTTCTCACGTGCTACGCAAAAGAAACGGGGCCGTCTTAGCCCCGCTTCACCAACCATGCCATGCGCTGCCGAATTGCTTCAATCTTCTGAGCGTCGACAACAATGTTATACCGAGCCAGCATGCTGTCCGTCCGATGTCCCGTGATCGTCTTGACTGTGGGCCACGGTACGCCAGCGTTCAGCATGTCTCGCACTGCCGTCCTCCGAAGATCATGAAACAGCTTCGAAGGCACCGTCTCCGTCTTGTTTTCGGTATAGGACATAGTCTCACAAGCCTGTAGGACTTGTCCACCATTATCTTCGACCAAACCTGCCTTCTTGCAGGTACTTGCCCAGCTCTTTCGGATGTCTCCGATGGGCTGCCCGTCCCGATGAAAGACATAGGCCGAGATGCCCGTGACGCCATTGGCTTTCTTGTATGTGCGGCGCGCCCAACGACGCTTGATCAGCTCGAACAGCGTGTCACCCTCATCGCCCAGCGGCATGAAGTTCTTGTACCGCTCCTTGGTCTTCGTGGCCTTCAACAGTAGAGTATGATCCATCATGTTGACTACAGACCACGTCAGCTTCTTGATCGAGCCAGATCTCCAGCCGGTGATGTATCCGAACTCATAGTAGTCCTTATAGTCCTGGTCGTCGGTCGCCTCGATGAGCGCCGTGAACTCCGCAGGCTCAAAGAACCCCTGCCGTGCATTGTCCAGCTCATCGTCATCGAACATGACCTTCGAGATCGATCCAGGGACGCTCGTGATCAGGCGCCGCTCCACCCCCATCCGCAAAGACTGACGTAAGTAAGCCAGCGTCTTGTTGACCGTGGCCTTCTCATACTCCTCCAGATAGTCGGGCAGGACATCACACTTCCAACCATCCCAGAACGTATCGGTCAGCTGCATGGCACGCATGTCACCGAACCATTCCCTGCACCGCTTTACGCCCGAGACAAGCGAGCGGTCGGTATATTGTGCCGTGCGCGTGCCGCTCTGGCGGATCGCTTCGGCTTCCTTCTGCTTCATCATCACATCCAGCAGGTCATTGATCGTCACCTTGTGCGAGGAGCGGCCGACGAACTCGGTCAACCCCAGCTCCACTGCCGCCATCTTCTTCATGATGTTGTCGAGGTAACTATCTGCGCGCCGGTCGGCGTCTTTATCACCGACAAAGACCGGCCCGCCGCATGCGAGGTTGTGTCCCGTGGGTTCCTTCTGCTGCTTCTGTCCGGGTGGTGTGTAATAAACGTAGTACTTGTCGCCACGGATAAACACACCACCCTCACCGCGCCGTCTCTCTTTTAGTGCCATCTGCCCTCCCGGTTGTCTTGCTGACAGGGAGGAGTGTATCCCAAAAGTGCAACGGTCGTCAATAGCAAAAGTGGTCAGCGAGTACCACCTCCAGATAGAATCCACCGCTCGATCCCGCAGCGTGAGAACCGCACGCCACCACTCGGCAGGCGTACAGTGAATGAGAGCTGATCCGCGTTGGTATAGAGATACTTCTTTGACATCCCCAACAGGCTTGCCGCTTCGGTGATGTCCAGCAGGTCTCCTGCTTTGATCATCGGCCCGCGGCCGACCTTGGGCTCAGGTACTGGGGCAGCTGCCGTCTCAGCCGGTCGTTGCGGCTGCTCCACCAGCAAAGCTGGTGAGTGAATGGTAACGCTTTGCGCGTATGGTGCAGCACGCTGACTGATCAGCGCATGCTTTGTACTGACGATCTTATGCAGCAGGCGTTCGCAGGCATGTAAAACTTCTATGTCGTTCTGTTCCACGTCGTCCATAACCCGTTCAACAACCCTCCCGGTTGTGACGCTACTCTACCATCCCGATGAAAACTTGATGACCGATAAATCTGAAGTAAGGGTGAAATCTCGCCGGAAAAATTTTTACGTTTTTCTCAGCTCACATAAAGACTTTATAAGGACTCATTCCTCGAAGCGGACGATCTCTTCCTGGTCGTCTTCATCATCGTCTTGCCCCGATATGTCGGGGATGAACTCAGTGTGTATCGGCCGCGCCAGCTCACTGAGCCTTGACTTGCGCTCCACGTCCGTCCGCACTACCCGGTGCCTCAGCCTGATGTCTGTCGACGACTCCAAGATGATCGCGATCATGCGTTCCTCACCGCTGAGCGTCAGCGTGCAGGTCGACGTGCGGCCTTCCCGCTCCATCGTCAGGTAGCCTGCAGCGACCAGCCGATCGAGAATCTGATGAAAGTGCTCTGCACCATTGAGCCTGGATGCCACTTTAGGTTGGAGAACCTTGAGGGTGAGAGCATTCTGCTCATTGAACGCGCA